GGGCGGCGTCGCGCTGCACGCCGAACGGATCGGAGCGCACGCGGCGGTCAGTCAGGAAGTACTGCGCCCCGTACATGTACGGGGTGAGGGTTGCCAGGCTGGCGGGCGTGAAGGTCTGCGCGCTCAAATCCTGGGTTTCCCAAAGGGTTTGGATAGTGCCGCCGGAGTATGCGGCCAGGCCGCGCACCGCAGCGGAGTTCAGGTCAGAAAAGCTGCTGACCAGCGGAGCCATGATGGAATTTTCACGGGCGGTCAGTACCGCGCCCTCGTAGATCGTTCCAATCAGGGAAGAAATTGAGGCATAACTAGACTCGTTCGCCATTGTCGTTAATCCTTATCGTTGTAGAAGATACCGCCCCCTTTTTGGGCGAGAAAGTCAGCGTCAAACGGGTTGCTATTGGTGCCAAAGATGCGGGCGCGCGCCTGCGCTTCCGTTTCTTTGACTGATCCATTCGCCCCTGGATTGGTGACGCCTGGGCTTTTCGGTTTGGCGGGTTCGGTTGGTTGGGTAGGTTTGGGCATGGCTTCCAACAAAGATTTCGCGTCCGCTTCCATATCTTCGGGCGTGTCGCCCTGCAAGCGGGTGGCAAGCGCAGACGGCAAGCCTACCTTCTCGGCAATGGTGCGGGCTAGAGTGTCACGCTCCAACTTCGCGGCCTTTTGGGTGGCTTCCTTCAATGCGTTTTGCAACTTCTCCACCTCGGAGAGTTCGGCTTCCTTGCGTTTCGCTTCTGCCGTTTCGAGTTCTTCAAGACGCTTGCGGCGCGTGGCAGCTTCCTTGTTGGCTTCCTTGAGTGCGGCTTGCATCTTGTCGAGTTCAGCCTTGGACAGCGTGACCGTCTCGGCCTGCGGTTCCGTGGGCTGGGTGGGGGTTGCGGGCGTCTCGCCCGGTGTTACTTCGTCTGCCATCTCGGCTTTCTCCTGTGATTGCGGAAACAAAAAAACGCCGCTTTCCTGCGGCGTTCGCTTGCGCGACTACCACAAAAAAGCGGCGTTCCAATTTAGGACTACCTAAATATTCAATTACTTACGACTCAATTATACCGCACTTTTCCCGTTTGCGTAGCTCTGATGTTCTAGCTAATCCATAACGGCGCTCGATAGCGTCCACGAATAGCAAGAGCGCCTGGCGCACGATCAGCCAAAATTCACGCTCGCTCATGGGTGGGGAGGGGGCGGGTTGGATCATTGTGATACTAAATCCTTTAGCGCCGCTTCCGTTCTCATCTCGCCGTAAACGTCGTTATTGCTGGTGGCCGTGAGTGCGCTAAACTCAAACTTTCCGCCCTGGTAGGCTTCCAGCTTGCCCGGCCCCATCATGGCGCGTTGGGTGGCTTCGCTCTGCTTATCGAACCATTCCTGCCCGCCTTCGGTCAATGGACTATCGAAGCCCTTGACGGCGGGTATCATCGCACAGCGCCCGTTGTGGTGGTCGTTGAGCGTTTCGTCTAAGGTATGGAATGTCCCGTGCATAGCGATACAGCTCATGCAGGTGTCCGGCCCCAACTCAGCGCCCCAATACCAGCCGGTCACAATGTCAGAATTGGCGACGTAGCTCGCCCGTGAACTTTCACGGTAGCTGTAAAGCTGTACCGTGCGGGCGAACCTAAGCGCATCGGTCAAGCCGTTCCCAAACGCATCCCGCACGATGTTCGCTATCACGGTCGGATTTTTACCCATGGCTACGCCCGACACAATCGCATCACTCACCAGGCTCGCCGTATGCGGGGCAAGCTCGCCCAGGCGGGCGTACAGCGGCCCGGATGGGTCAAGGAAGCCGAGTAGCTGCTGAATGGTTTCCTTCGGTAAACGATTGAAACCGGCCGCTAAGCGCGTATCGCCTGCAACGGTGATGCTTGCCAGCTCGCGGGCGTGCTGCTCGCCCAGGGTAATCCCCAGTTCTGCCGCCCGTTCCATCTCGTTGCGTGTCAGCGCAGAAAAGCCTTGCAGCTCGTCTATCGTCTGACCCATGAGCGACTTATAGCGCGCCATCCTGATTACCTGCCCGCGCGTCGGCTCGCTGTCGCCAATCTGAAGCACCAGCGCATCCACGGCAGACGAAAGGCGGCTGTACGCCCTTCTATAAGCGTCGATCAGCCGGCCCAAAGCCTGCGCATCTTTGGCGGCAAGCTGGGCGCGGTAGCGATTGGCGGCGACGATGACGGGGGAAGGGTTAGGCATGTTTGATTGCTTTTTTCGCCTCATTAAGTAACTTTATCAAATCGTCTATATATCTAGCGTCAAAGGTTATATCGTCTCCGCCATCCCCGATACTAACTTCTATCTTTTTCGAGAATTCGCTCCGGTAAACAGTTAAACCGATTGGGCCGATGTCTTTAGTGAATATATCTTTCATAATCTACGCGCCTCCTGACGCGTTATTACCTAAACGCAGTAAAATCAAATTTATCGTTGGGCTTCTGATTGCCCATCATTGGCGGTTGTTGATTGCCGCCATTGTTGAACGCCCGCAGTATCGCCGCCCCGATGTTGTCGCTGTTGGCGTTGGCGTCCTGCGCTTCCTGGTTGATGCGCTCTTGCTCCTGCTCCCAATCAATACCCAATTCACTGGCCGCCGATTGCTTGGAGATTACCCCTAATTCTAGTTCGGTTTTGATGGTTGCTACCTGCTCGGTGCCGTTCACGGGCAGGAAGTCAGGCCACACGATTTCGCACGGGACGGGCTGCATGTTGGCCAGGATCAGCAGGCGACGCACCAATTCTTCGAGCATATCGCCGAATAATTCGCGCTTGGTGCCGATCATCGCCAGGTTGTCCTGGTAGATGACGCGCAAGGCGAAGTTGGTCAATGTGCCTAGCTTATCTTCCAGGCTGTCGATGTCCACCACGCGGGCCGTGTCGAAAAACGTCTGGCGTAAAATCTTGAAGTATTCCAGGCTGGCTATCAGGTCGCCTAATGGGTCGAGCTGGCTGATGTCGGCGTCTGCCCCGCTGATCTTGACCATCTGGTCCGGCCCCATATCCACGCGCTCGATTGTGCCTACATTCTTTGCAATGCGCATCGGGTGGGCGTAGTAGCGGATCAGTTTGGAGATGTTGGACGAAACGAAATTGATGCGGTCTTGCATGGCGATAATCGGCGCGCTGACGTCCGGCTCGCCGTAGCAGCTCGCCACAGACGGTAAGTTCTGCCAATGGATGATTGGCGGGAAGTCGTAAGGCCAGGTGGTCATGCTGACTAGTTGCCACTTTGACCCGTAGCTATCGTCTGAGATGTAGTCAAGGATTTCCCACGTATCGCCGCCTGATTGCGTGCCATCTTCCGCAATGTCGGCGGCGGTATGCTCGATGACCCGCTTCCTGGCTTTTTCCTTGCCATCCTGTACAAATTTGTACTGGATGGTGTAGCGTATGACCATCTCGTAATCTTCGGGCAGCGTGTCCATTTGGACATATTGCGGGTCTACCAGTTGCAGGCGCGGGTACGTGTTGCCGTCTTCGCCCACTATCCCATCGAGAATAATCATCAGATAGCCGGTGCCCGCTTCTGTGGCGGATAGGCTGGCGCGGTGGAATAGGATTTCTTCATGGTTCGCGTCAAGCACCGCGTCAATGTAACGCTCTTGCTCCGTTTCCGTGTCGCCTTCAAAGTCCAGCTCTATGCCCTGCCCGAACATCTGCGAAACGATGCGCGACGCGACCAGGCCGGTATAGTTCAAGGCCAGGTTATCGTCAAATTGCCCTTGCTTGACGTTCAGCGTCTTGCGCTGCGCGCCCTGGCGGTAGGCGCGGGCAAGGGATATGCTTTCATTCCCCGTTCCGCTAATCACCCGCGAAGCTACTTTGTCGGCAAACTTGTCTAAAAATGTGTCATAAAAAGCCATGTGTCACCATCCCGCAAAAGGATCATCTATTACATCAATAGTTGCTGCCTGGGTAAGCGCCCGCCAGGTCAGCGCCAAACTTATCACCCGGTCATCGTGCTGGCCTGTGGGCGCTGAAAACTTTGGATGCCCGCTTGCCATGGTCTCAACTTCGTAACTGCGTAATTCGTCCGAATAATCGCGCGGTACTAAAAAGCCGTCATGTTCCAGCGCCGTCGCCAATCCCTGAATGAGTGCCGGCTTGGTTGTGGCTGTGGTATTGAAACCTAGCTTGCCGTCCGGTCCCGGCAGGATGGGCAATTCACGCTGGATCAGGATCTCAATATTCGGCTCGCCGATGCTGTTGCGCTCAGGTAGGATGCCGCCCACGTTCCAGTGTTCCGCCATATCTACGATGCGCTCCCGTTGATACGTAAAATCAATCTGGTTGAAGCGCTGCCAATCCACGACGCGGTTGCAATCCCGGCAGCCGACCGTAAGCACGGTGTAATCGTTCGAGAGAGCGAAGTCAATGCCCATCACTAAATAATGCCCGGCGTGCTGCTCGGGTTCGTCCTGTCGCTCGATAATTGCGGCTTTGTCAATGTTCTGGAAGTAAGTTCCATCGGCTAGGAACTCGGCCTCTATCTCTTGTCTGTAAACGCGCTCAGGTAGTTCCAGGCGCATCGATTCTATTTCGCTTGGCCTGATAAACGGATTAGCCGAGGTAGGAAAGCGCCAGCGCGCCCAATTTAGTGGGTCATTGTCTGCCATATTCCACAAGGAATAGAAGTAGTTCAATCCCTTAGGGGTAGACTTGAAATAAGCATCGCCCTCGTAGTCCGCCAAAGTAGCCCGGATAACTTCATTCCAGGCTTCTTCGAGCTTCTTGACTTTCGCCGCCTCATCAATCACGACCCGCTTATACTTGCGACCGCGCGCCCCGTCCGGGTCTTCCAGGCTCCACATATCCAGCACGCCGCCATTTACCAATTCGAGCCTGTGTTCCTGCTCTAGCTTATTCTTGACAATCGGCGCATAAATATATTTGACGTTGCGCCATACGTCGGCCAACATCTTGTAAGTAGGAGAGAACCACCCGACCGGATAACCTTCAAGCATTGGTTCTAGTTCCAGGTCAATCCCAAGTGTCGTCTTGCCGAAACGCCGCCCACAATTAAGCACATTGAACCGCTTGCGCTCATGCTTAACCTGGGCTTGTGCCGGATGGAGGCGGGGCAAAACCAACTTGACCGTCTGCATACTCAATAATGACCTTCATTTCGCCGCTGTTGTTGTTGTCGACCTTTTGCACCCTGCCGCCTGTCTCCTTGGCAATGTCGTCCAACACGCCCCGGTACTGCACCACTTCAGCGCCGTTGAACTCCTCGTAATCTACAATCTCGGCAATCTCACCAGAACCAACTCCCTTGACTTGATCTGTCCATAGGAAGCCGCCAAATAAATCTTTTTCCATCAGGGCGGCCAGGAGAGACAATTTATATACCCGGTGTTCCTTTAGCGCGTACCCTTCAACGAGCGCAGTCTTTTCGCTAATCTTGGAGATGGCTTCAAGGTCAATCCAGCGCGTCTTGCGGTAATAATCAACTTGCGACCGTAAAACGCTAAACGGCGGGTCAAAACTATTCGCCAGCCCGTTTATCTCGTCTGTTTGCAGACCTTCTGCGATCCACTTGAGAACCGCTTCCTTCTGCGCCTTTTTTAGTCTCATCGTCCAACTCCGTCCAAGATTGCGGTTCTGCTGTCACTTGAAGTACAACGCCTACCCGCTTACACTCCATCAATTGCGCCGCCTGCATGATGTAATTCTCGCCTACACCTAGTTCGAAGCGTAGGCCGCCGTCTGCCATCGTCTTGACCCGCACCACTTCAGCAACGAAGGTTATCTTGTCTGACATTCTCTATCCCACGGTACGAACGACATATCCCACGCCCGCGCGTTGATCCCGTTCCAGTCGATCTTTACTCTCGTCTCGCAATCCGGTTTCGCCAGCAGCAATATCGCCCACAAGTCAGCGCCGCGCCCGTACAGGATTTCCGTGTAGCGGATTTCCAGGGTAGGGCCAGCCAGCTCATCTATTACGCTTCTGCTTGCGTCGCTCACGTTTCGTCACTCGTCTTGCAAATCGCCTGCGTATCCAGCGGATAGGGGAGAGCTTCATAGGCTGGTAAAATTATTGTTTCTGATAAGTGCGATTATCGGAAGCATCAATTTACTGTACTCGCATCCCATTTACAGTCATTTTGTGGCACACGATGACCTTACTACACTCGTCCATCCCGTGTAGCCCTTTCATCCCCGCGGCCTCCCGCAATGCACGCAGCAATCCCGCCAAGCCGGGTTGAATTTGTAGCAACTCAGGCAGTACCAGCCCTTCCACGCGGCTCCCCTGCCCCATCGCACAAGTGTTCTAAGTATCATCTTCGTCGTCTCGGTTGCTAAACTTGACCGACAATACGTATTCGTCGGTGTCATCCGTTCCGACTTCCACGGTATCGAATAGCCGCGAGCCTGCCCAAATACAAAGCCACAAAAGGAGAGTTCTAATCATTTTTGACCATCTTCTCGAACTGCGCCCGCGTCCCGTTGTAGCGGTTCAAGTCCACGCATCCCGGCGCGCCTGCCAGCCTGCCCGACTTCGACCATTGCCAAAAGGTGTAGCCCGCTTTCGCCCAATCCTTCGGTAGGGTTGGGCGCGGATACCAGGCCGGCCAGTAGTTTGCGACCCACAGCATATAGCCGGGATTGTTGCCGCGCGGCAGGTTGCCCAAGTCAGTCGATGGCATGTAGCGATTCCAGAAGCCCGCCGATGTGTAGATAATCGGGCGCTTGCCGGTCAGTTCTTCCATCAGGTTCAGGCACTTGGGAATGACGTTGTTGAGCTGGTTTTTAGACAGCAGCCCGCTTTCTTCGACGTCTAAGACGGGCGGCAGTTCTGCGCCTTTGGTGATGGATGCGAATAGTTCGAGCTGCGCCTTCCAGTTCTTGTCCGGTTTCAGGAAGTGGTACGCCCCGCGCGGGATGCCCTGCTTTTTGGCTTCCGCCCAATTGCGGGTGAAGCGCCCGTCGACGGAAATTCCCCAGGTGGCGCGCATAAAGACGAAATCAGTCTTGATTTTC